CTTGCAGCACCTAATTACCCAGAGTTACAGGCTGATATGATTACACTAAACAATGACCGTAATCAAACTGCGTTCATTATCGGTGACACTCCATTAAGACTAGATGACCAAGCAACTGAGTTGACAAATTGGGCAACTAACCAAATGAATGCTACGCAGACAGGTGAAGATGGATGGGTTACCCGTGACAGTTACTTAGGCGTATTCTACCCAAGTGGTATCACAAGTGACTTATCAGGTGCAAGTGCAGTTGTTCCAGCAAGCCATATGGTATTACGTACATTCTTAACAAATGATACTATTGCTTATCCTTGGTTAGCGGCAGCAGGTGTACGTAGAGGTAACATCACTAATGCTACAAATATTGGTTACTTAGACGGTGCTACTGGTGAATTCCAATCAGTTAAGAATCGTAATAGTATCCGTGATGTATTGTATACTAATCAGATTAATCCATTAGCATACTTTACTGGTGTAGGATTATTGAATTATGGTAATAAAACATCATATGCAAGTAATAGTGCATTAGATAGAATTAACGTTGCTAGATTAGTATGTTACATACGTTATCAACTACAAATTTCTGCTCGTCCATTCGTATTTGAACCAAATGATTCATTAACACGCAGTCAATTGACGGCGGTTGTTCAGTCATTGTTTATTGACTTAATAGCAAAACGCGGTCTATATGATTATCTAGTAGTATGTGACGAAAGTAATAATACTGCGGCACGTATTGATAGAAACGAACTTTGGGTAGATGTTGCAATTGCCCCGGTTAAGGCAGCTGAATTTATTTACATCCCTGTACGTATCGCTAATACCGGTGCAAATCTAGCAAAATTAATCAATGGTTAATAAGATAAATAATATTAAGGAGATATAAAAATGGCAACAGCCTCAAATTCACTGTTTAACATGACAGTAGGGTCAGACAATACCCCTAGTTCTCAGGGCTTGTTAATGCCTAAGTTACAGTATCGCTTTAGAGCATTATTTCTTAACTTTGGTGTTGGTGGTTCTACACAGGAATTAACTAAACAAGTTATGGATATTCAACGTCCTCAAATTCAATTTGAAGAAGTTGAGATCCCAATTTATAATTCAAAGATATATATTACTGGTAAACCAACATGGCAAGAGACACAAATTAATTTACGTGATGATGCAGCAGGTAACGTAAGTAAACTAGTAGGTCAACAAATTCAGAAACAATTTGACTTTGTTGAACAAGCATCTGCGGCTACTGGCCAAGACTATAAGTTTCAAATCACTTATCAAGTACTTGATGGTGGTAACGGTGTACTAGTTCCTAACACATTAGAGACATGGGAATTATACGGTTGCTTCATTAAGACAGCAAATTATAATAACATGGATTACAAGTCAAACGATGTAGCAACAATTCAATTGTCAATTCGTTTTGATAATGCGGTTCAATCACCATTGTCAAGTGGTATTGGTACTACGGTTGGTCGTGCATTCGGTGGAACTGCTGTAACGGGTATCGGCACTTCAAGGTAATAAATGGCCGGCTTCTTTCAGCAGTTCGGTTCGGACGTCTTAAAGGGTTTCTTAACTAACGATTATTTGCGTGATTACACTCACGCAAGTAAAACCTTTGTCACAAATGGATATGGGTACGCACCCAAATATAAGTTCTTATTCCATGTATATTTTGATTTGAATGAACAATACATTCCTTCATTACAAGAACCTAACATGCCAAAAGATAGAAATTATGGATTGGCAGTAAAATCAGTACAACTACCAAAGTATAGTTTTGATTTACACACGATGAATCAATATAATCGTAGAAGAATTGTACAAACTAAAATAAAATACGAGCCGGTTCAAATACAATTTCACGATGATAATAGTAACTTAATTAATAAATTGTGGTATGCGTACTACACTTATTATTACAAAGATGCATTGCAGGCTGATCCTGTGGGCGCAACAACAACTACTAGAAACGGTGACAGAAGAAAAACAAAAGATATAAACGATAGGACGTTATATGATGCTGATATCAGTCAAAATGACGATTGGGGCTATATAGGTGAATCACCTACAGACTACGCAGTAAAAATTCCTTTCTTTAGGTCTATTAATATATATGGATTCAATCAACATAATTTTGTATTGTATAGATTAATTAATCCAATGATTCAAAGTTTTTCACACGATAATTATCAATATAGTGAAGCAACTGGTATTATGGAAAATACCATGACACTTGAATATGAAACCGTTAAGTATTATACTGGTGCAATCGACGGCAAAAACCCAAGTCAAGTAGTACCTAAGTTTGGTGACGAAGACCATTATGATAAAAAACTAAGTCCATTAGCAGCACCTGGTAGTAATAGTAGTATATTCGGGCAAGGTGGTTTGATTGCCAGTGCAGGTGGTGTATTAGAAGATATAGAAAACGGCAACATATTAGGTGCAGCGAGGGGTATTGTTAATACTGCTAGAACATTTCAAAATCCCAAGACATTGATTAATTCAGTTAAAGGTGAAATTATTGGGGCAAGTACTGGTTGGTTAGTAGGTACTGCAAACAGAAATAATTTATTTAACTTCCCATCGCAATCAACTACTCCCTCAAGTGTAGTTAATGATATAAACACCGGCATAGTAAAAGGTTTTGAAAATGGATCTACCAGCATTAATAATTATGTAAATACTTCTTCATCCTCTGCTAGCCCATCATCAAGTAATTATACTAATCAAATGCCAAATGCAACTAACACTGCCTCAACTGCTAGATCAAATACAAATAATAATATACCATGGTACGGTTCTATAAGTCCTGACATAGCCAGGATGACTCCGGCGCAAGTTAATCAACAACTTAAAAATGGCGGTAAGTAATCATGGCAAATACGGTAGACGCACCTGTATCATCATTAGATACTTCAATAAAATTATTTGATAGTTTTTATAACTATGATATGGTAGTAGATGCTACTCAATATGAAATTGTTCTTTCATATTTTAAATCAGTTAATAATAGTGATAGTATTGCTAAAAATTTTGCAACTATGATTTTCAGAATTGCTGGTATTACAGGGCACAGCCCACTAACATTATTGAATTTTATTCAAGGTAAAACAAAATTAGAAGCAAATGCTGTTATGCTTTATTATCTCAACAACATAAAAAGTAAAACTGCAATGTATGGTGTGAGTGTATCACCAAAACCTAATGATAACGTTCAACGTAACGTTATAATATAATGGCTAATTATGCACAGGGTATATTTGTACCTACTCAACCCCAAAAATATATAGGTAAACACAACCCAAAATATCGTAGTGGTTGGGAATTTACATTCATGCAATTTTGTGATAGAAATAAAAATATTATTCAATGGTCTAGTGAATCAATCATTATACCGTATATACATCCATTGACAGGTAAAAGAACTAATTATATACCTGATTTCTTAGTAGTATATGAAAATAAACATGGTCAACAAAAAGCAGAGATTGTTGAAATCAAGCCAAAAAAACAGAGTTTGATTGAGAGTCGTGTTGCTAGTGCTAGAGACCGCGCAGTAGTAGCAGTAAATCATGCAAAATGGGCAAGTGCAATGGCATTCTGCAAACAGAACGGTCTTACTTTTAGAGTCATCACAGAAGATGATTTGTTTAGAAACGGCTCACGCAAGTAATAAATACTACTATTATTAGGATAGTAGTATGACAAAAAAACTTGAAGAATTATTTGAACTTCCGCAATCGGATGATATACTCAATGAGGAAATTATTGAAAATGCAGAAATGGAAATAATATCGCAAGAAACATATTCGACACTTGAAAAAATAGAAAATGCATTACCTCAGATTCGTGGTCTTGAAGCAAGTGATACTGAAATGGATGAACTTGCAGGATTAGCAACAAGTAGTTATAAAGACCTAATGGATTTGGGTATGCAAGTAGATAGTCGATTTGCTAGTGAAATATTTAATAGTGCGAGCAGTATGTTAGGTCACGCAATTACTGCTAAGACTGCTAAAATCAATAAGAAACTAAAAATGCTAGACTTGCAACTAAAGAAAGCAAGTCTGGACCACAAAATAAATGAAAAAGTAAAAGAAATTGAAGCCGTTCCCGCCGGGGAAGGCACTTTATTGGATCGCAACGAATTACTTAAGAGTATTTTGGAAAGCAAAAAAACGCAATAAAGATAAATATTATATAGGAATAAAATATGAAAAGCCTTCGTCACTATCTAATGGAATCAGCAAGAACATACAAGTATACCATCAAAATCGCCGGTGATTTAGATAAAAACTTTTTAGATATGTTCATGTATAATCTTTCAAAATTTGACCCAGTCAAAATTGAAGATCCAAAAACTACCCCAATACAAAAAGATCCATATGGATTCCCTGAATTACAGAATGAATCTGTTACAATCATTAAAGCAGAATTCAAGTATCCAGCAAACGAACCAATGATACAACAAGTTGCACAACAACTAGGATGTAATATTAATAAAGTCAGAGTTACTACTACTGATTATAACGATAGTATCAATGCAGAGAGTGAAAAGTTAGGTAATGAAATGAAGGCGGAACCGTTATTGCTACAACCTGAAATGGAAGATAACGGTAAACAGGCTAGTAAAGATTATGCTAATCAATACTTAGATAAAGTAGTCCCCAAGAGACCTAGCGTTGATTATATGTTTGATGCCCCAAAGACTCCGACTCAACCTAATAAGAGTAAAGAAGGTATCAATACACAAAGTCCGATGTCTAAGATGTCTCCTATTCAAAAGCCATTGACGGGCAATGCTAGAATCAATAAAGGTAAATAATCATGGTAGATTTTACAAGTAGTCAACTGACATGGATAGTAATCGGGGCATGTAGCATGGGCGGTACTGGATACATGACTATGGATGCAGCTATGCAAAAACTAGATACCAAAGTAGAAGTTACTAGTGTTAAAGTTCAAGACACTAATGATAAAATTGATGAATTAAGAAAACAACTTGTCCGTATCGAAGACAAATTGGATAAGAGAAAATAAGGACAACATATAATGGATTTCAGAAGCCTAATACAATCACTAGACACTATTAAAGAAAGTGTTCAACAACCAGCAGTACAAATCATCAATGATTTTGATGAAGTAGTTGCAAAGTTTGACCATATGCCAAAAGGTCTAAGAGATAATTTAAGCCCTCATGAAGTTGATGCAGTTCAATGGATTGCAGATGTAATGAAAAAGGATCCTGATTTTGATATAACTACTATTGAAAAAATAGTTTTGGCACCGGGTATACGTGGGCCAAAAGAATACACAATTGATGTTCAAAAATATTTAGATGGTTTAGATGAATCAATTCATAAAGGTACTTATGGTAACAGTTATGGTAAAGAAGATGTGCGTGACCAATATGGACATAAAGTTGGTAAAGTAAACAAAGGTGCCGCAGATAAAAAAGATGAGCCGAAAAAAGGTCGTGGTCGTCCTAAGAAGGGTGCCGGAGCATCCGGTGAAGATAAATCATATGATAGTTCAGCATTAAGTGCTGCATTAGGCGCCGGTAAAAAACCAAATAAAGAAGTAGGTAAGAGGTCTGTTAAGCATAGTTTAAAAGAATACATTGAAGAAGCAGAATTAAATCAATTAAATGAAGATGCTACCTTAGCAGTTAAGCCATTGCCAGGTGCAAGTGAAATTACAATGAACAATGAGCCAACTGGCATTACTGCCAAAGATCCACAGGCGGCAACAAAGATTAAAGACCTAATGTCAACTGGTGACATATCATTACCCGGAGCAGATGGTGCTAGTAACTCATTAGGTGAAGATGAATTTGATAGTGAAGAACATGGTTCACATGACCCGAGTGAGTATGGTATGGAAGGTGATTACGTAAAGAATCAACTACACACTATTGCAAGAGTAACTAGTCATTTAGAAGAAAAACTAAGTGATTCAGAAGATTTACCTGAATGGGTACAAGAAAAAGTTAGCCAAGCAAAAGGTATGATGGTTGGTGTAATGGATTATATCGCTAGTGAAAAAGAACGTGATGTAGAACGTGAGACTGGTCACGAAGAAATGGTTAGTGAAAAAGCAAAGAGTAAAGCACAACAACGTTTCTTTGGTATGGTTCATGCAATGCAAAAAGGAAAGAAAGTTCCCGGTGCAAGTAGTGAATTGAAAGGTGTTACAAAAGATATCGGCAAGAAAGATGCTAAAGACTTTGCAAAGACTAAACACAAAGGTCTACCTGACCATGTTAGTGAAACAGAAGGTGATGCAAGTTGGGGAGGCGGTCGTGCTGATGTAGGGTCCGGCGGAGTAAAGAGCAAATATTATCCTCCTTCAAAAGCACCAGTTAAGAAGTTAGACAAACCAACTCGCAGATTTGACAAGTATATGGATAAGAATAGTCCTCTAGATGATACTGAGTTCACTCCAGATCAGAGTTCACGCCCATATTTAAACGTGCGTGAAGGTGATAAACCCCATCCAAAAGAATTAGAAATGATCGGTAAAACACGTGAGATGGGTGTACAAAATCGTGGTCGTGATGCTGAACAACGCATGGCAAATCGTGCTGCACAACCAAAGAATATTATGCAAAAAGTTAAACAAGATATCGGTGGTCCTTTATCTAAGTTAGCAAAAGGTGACTTCAAAGGTGCATTGGGCGAAGAAAAGAAAACAATGAGTCGTGCCGCTAAGGGCATGATGAAATATAGTAAGGAAGGTATGAAGGCTCTTGCCAAAGCCGGACGTGAAGGTGCTAGTGAAAAGAAATTAGATACCATCCGTAACAAATATGACAAATATGATAACGAAGTATCAGAAGCAAAAGATTTACCAGGTAAGCGAGATAAGTTAGATGTTGCAGAACCTAAAGGTAAATTAACTAAAGCCGACTTTGAAGCATTACGTGCTAA